TGTCAGTTAACGGGTGTGTTGGTCCGTCCGTGGCTTCATCGTCCCTCAACGGGGTTAACACCCTCCAGTTGTCCTCCAGCGTAGGGAACTACCTTGGTATTCAGCGTGCAGCTTACCCTGGCCGTCTGTCTACCCCCTTTATTGCTGGTAACAACTCCTTCATCACTCCTCAGCGTGGTCGTGCTCTAATCAACTTGGTCCGCACCGCAATGGGTATTGAGTCCCCCGATGCGTCCAAGTTTGTGTGGCACATGAATGTTGACCAAGAGGCTGCTATCGAGAATATCGGCCTCATCGTGTCCAACATCATCCAGAACCAGCTTAAGGGTGATGCGTCCGAAGACATGCTGAAGAAGACTCCCCCCAAGACCTTTGGTGGGCGTCCCATCTTCGCCAACATTCACGCACAGCCGGGGCGTATTGATGGACTACCCCTCGAACACTGGTTCAGGGCTGAGATTCAGCCTTTGGACTTCTATGAGGTTAACGGGCAGACATTGTTCCCGATCTACGGGAATGATGGCGGCTTGGCTGCCAGCTTCATCACGTATCTGTGGTGGGGATGGAACTTGGCATCAGAGAATCTCCGCGCTGGAGTCTACAGCACGGGTAATGGTATCCCCACGGGGTATTTTGGTCACTAACCTGTAGGGATGTAGGGAAATGGGTAGATAACTCCGAGCTGGTAGGGGGATTATTATTGCCTTAGGTGGTTCGACCATCGCGGTAGTAATCCCCTTCCACTAGAATGTAATGATTACACTTTATGGCTGACACAATCATCGAAAAACGAGAAGTACCCCGCTGGGTAGAGCATATCATCACCCGCAAGGGCGGGTTAAACCCATTCGGGAAGCCTAACTTCAGGGTTGTATGGGGTGGTAACAGGACCTACCTCGTAGGGGGTATGTTCAAGGATGTTACCTATGTGACTGACACTGAGGGACGCAAGAGGGCTATTGTTGTAGAGATTGCAGACCTGCGTACCCTGCTGAAGTACCACCCTCACCGCTGGCACCTTGAGCGTTGGTTTGGTCCTGAGTATTGGGGCACCCAAGAGGAATGGTTCCAGAACACTTGGGACGATGTAGCCAAGCTACACACAATGGGACCTTACCCTACCGAGGGTGACTATGAGCATGTGTTCTTCTTGGCTCAATGTCCCCATATGCTACCGGGGGATGAGGATTGGTGTATGCCCTGTCAGGTTGGGATGGGTGAGTATATCCCCCTAGAAGAGAATGTGCATATGCTGGAGCGCCAGATATACGCTCTCTTGGAATCCCAGAACATCTCCCAGAGTGCTGAAGCCGCTAGTCTGTTCATGCGCGAACATATCAAGCGCAACATTCGCAATAAGGTTGTGGGTGAGAGGGTCCGGGGGGCTATGCGGCCCAAGATGGCTACTCAGCCTACCAGTTGGCAGGATGGCACCCGCTGTGCTGTTCCTGAGGCTAAGTCCAACATAGTTCTCCATCTTCCCCGTAACAAGCATGGGTTCAGTCAGTCAATGGAGACCATGCCAGCAAAGAAACAATCTGAACTAGAGGAGACATAAGATGCCGTCCAAGAATGAAATAGCAGCAACCATGTCCCGCAGCGAAGCTGCGCGGGCTGGGGTGATTGACCACAACCAAGCGGTTGAGAAGGTCACAACTAACACCAAGAGGATGTACGGGTTCACCCGGAAGATGGTCCCGAGTGACTTCCCCACAGAGCCTAAACTCTACATCTACTCCGTGTCAGAGTATGGGGAGCTTGTGAACTTGGGTCCCGGCTTCCAACAGTATGAGGTGAAAGCCTGCCCTGATGGTCAAGCCTACGGGGAACCTTGCGTTATCCTCCCGTTCAACTTCTTTGAGGAAGCCAAGGTTGACGTAACAGAGCACACCTTTACCAGCGGTAAGCAGATTGTTGATGCCATTCTCAAGGTTGGCCCTGGCATGAATGCTGCGATGGACAAGCGGAGGTTGGGATGGTTTGTCTCTGAACACAATCCCCCTACTGCTGAGGAAGTGGCTCATGCCACTACCATGTATGGGGCAGAGTGCAAGAGGTTGTTTCAGGAGGCTAACCGTTACGCCTCAGCCAACCAGCTTAATGAGATCAACGAGACTCATCGTAGAGCAGCCCGCTTCCTTGGGCAGACCGTGACATGGGATAAGCCTCAGGAGAAGATGGTTGATTGCCCCGGCTGCAAAGAGAAGGTCCGGGAAGGGGCTGCCGTCCACGCTACCCCGTATTGCGGGTATGTGTTCAACTGGCATATGGCTATTGACAATGGGCTGCGGTCATTCTCGCAGGCTCCCCCGGAAGTGCAGCGGGCCTATAAGAAGGCTAAGGAAGCGCAACTCGCAACTGAACAGGAGTAATCTATGCCTGTTGTCCAATCTAGTGCCTATGTCTCGGTTGAGAGTGTAACTACTCTCATCCGAGCCATAGCTAATGACATGATATTCTCGCAGGCTGGTGAAATACTCACCGATACTGCGAACTTCATGCTTCCTCAGCTCAATGATGCCTTGGAGTGGTTCACCAATGAAGTTAACAATCACGGTGTTAATACATTCACCAAAGAAACCATCCTCACCCCCCTCACTGCTACTCAGGTACCAACTGATCCCGCAACTCAGGTATATATCAGCGACTCGGGTTACTTCGATGGGGTACAGCTTAATACTAACCCGCAACAGTTCGTACCCCCCGATCTTCTTACACCACTATTTCTATGGGAACGGGAAACCGGAAGTACAGAGGATTGGGTAGAGATGGTGGAGAGACCGGATGGTCTCCCCTCTGTATTGCCGGGTCAGAGGTTCAGGATATGGGAGTGGAGACAAGATGGGCTGTACATGCCTGGGTCCGTACAGTCCAATGATGTAAGACTGCGGTACACAGGATCATTAGCTCAATTTGTGTCCACCAATGATACCCTCTACTTCCGGGGAGCTACAGGGGCACTGGCCTACTACATGGTTAGCTCCTACCTGATGAGCAAGAATCCGCAGGCTGCACAGCAAGCAGAGAGCAGGGCTACTGAGCGCCTGAACCAGATTGCAACTCGTAATGCCCGCATGAAACAGCGGGAACCTATTACCCGCAGGTCTTACGGGAACCCGCAGGGTGGTAGGAGCTTCATACCCCCCAGAAACACCTAGTTCCAGATGTAATGATTACACTTAGGAGGACTCAAAATGGCAGTAACAGTACTTGGTTTTGATGGGAACCCTTTTGACCAACGCAGTATCCGGTCCATTGGGGATAGGTTCATTGAAACACTTGTTGTGTTAAAGCTGACTGGTAACTACACCACTGGTGGAGATACCTTGGATTTCACCAATGGCGGTGGTACCCCTGCTGCCCCGACTACTGTCCCCCCTGGGCAACAGTATAGCAATGTTGGCCCTATCAGAGCTGACGTGTCTGATGGGCCTAGTGTTGCTGGCACAGTCCTAGCCAATGGTGGTAGCTATATCCTCATTCCGGGGACTAACCCGACCAACTGGAAACTGAAGATATTTGCCACGGCTGGTGCTCAGTATGCCAATGGTGCTTATGGCGCTGATGCCCTCACAGACAATCCCGTTCTACGACTGACTTGGGCTAGGTAGAGTACTACTAGTACTCCTAGTACCACCTGCTGCAAAGTGTAATCATTACAGTCTGGAAAGGGTCCAATGGCATCTCCTGATGCTGGTAGCGTAGACCTACCCCTGATGACCTTCGGGGGCCGGGTCACACAGTATAGCCCACAGGCTCTCCCGGTAGGTGCATCCCCGTTCAATCAAGATGTAGTATTCTCCGGGGTGGACGCTGCTGGGGAGCCTATTGTGGCTGGGGTGGCTACCCGTCCGGGGATGCAGGGGTTCTATGCTAACCCGTTCCTGGGCAACCCTACCGTTAACTATCTCAAGACATTTGTTGACCTACAGAACATCCTCCACTTGCTATCCCTTGATGGTCTAGGGAATGTGCGGGATGAGTCCCCTTGCCCTACACCTCCTGGGGTACCCACAATCATAGGCACTGTAGTAGCTGCCTCTCTCATGCAGTCTGATTCCCTGCTAGGTAGGGAATGGATGGCAGTATCTAGCCCCGTCAACGGGTTTGGCATAGATATTCCCCGTCAATGGGATGGTCAATTCTTCGATAGGGTTAGTCAGGTAGGTCCTGGAGCTAGCCCTATGGTTACTAACTTCCTACCTGCTGCTGCCATTGTGGAAGGTACGGGATCGGGCACGGCTATAACTATAGCTGCCTCTCCCTTGGGGGCTATAACCACTGACCTGATTACCATACCCAGTCCCCCTCCGCCTCCTCCCCCGCCTGTTGGCCCTGGGGGTCAGAAGCCTATACTTTAATGTCTACTACTTACTACAGCACAGCCACAATCACCACTACCACTCCACACGGGTTGTCAGTGGGGCAGCTTGTCAATATCTCTGGTGTGGCTAACCCCATCTTCAATAACATCCCTGGGGGTAACGTGGTGGTGAGTGCTATACCGTCCCCTACTACATTCAAGTATGCCCTCATCTCCTACACCTATGAGGCTAGTGGTGGGGGTACGGCTACTCCTGTACTGCCCTCTTTGAGCCTCATCAATAACATGGTAACGGCTGAGACTCTAGCTACACATGGATTCCAGCCGGGTTGGTCTGTGACCATAGGTGGGTTTGCTGGCACCCAGTATGGGGGAGCCATCGTATCTGCTACCCAGCAGGACGATGTTATAACCATAACAACAACCATCCCTCATGGTCTCAGTCCTGGCACTACCGTCATAGTGGCAGGGGTTGCGGATACTACCTATGATACCCCTAATGGGATATCTGTAGCCTCGACACCTACCCCTACAACCTTCACTTACATTCTACCTAACGGCACAGCTACTTCCGCATCGGCTGGTGGAACGGTTACTGTTCCTTGGGATGGTACCTTCTCTATTCTCTCGACACCAACCCCCACTAGCTTCACGTATGCTCAAGTGGCCCCTAATAACAGCACTATCGCAACAGGGACGGCCACTATAGTTGGGAATGTGACTCCGGGTAGGCATCAGGTATCTGTCTGCTTCATTACTCGGGAGCAGTACATAACCAAGCCGTCCCCGCCTACCACCTTCATCGCAGACGGGGGGCAGCTCCTACAGTTAACAGACATAGCTCTTGGGCCGACTCCTAACATTATAGGCCGGATACTCATATTCACCCCTGCTATCATTGCCCCGGCCACTACTGGCCCGTTCTTCTACTTTGATGGCCCCGTACCCACCCCCACGGCTGGCACGTTCGCCTCAATGGTCATTAATGACAACACAACTACATCCTACATTCTGGACTTCCAAGATGCCGTGCTGGAGAATGCCGAATCGGCTACAAACCTCTTTAACCTGTTAGAGCTAGGGGAGTGCTCCTGCTTCGCGGCCTACAATGAAAGGGTGTTTGCTTGTGGGGAGCGCAATAAGGTTACAAACTTCTACAATACTACCTTTGATGGTGGATTCTCGCAGATAGTCCCCGGCCTACCTCTGGGGTGGGCTATAGACCCGGTTAATGGGGCTGGGGGCAACTCAGCTTTAGCCTCTGGGCAGCCCGTCTACTATGGGGATGCCTATGCTATCGAAGGGGATGGGGCTACCGCTATAAGGGGATTGATAACCCAGACAGCTTATCAGGACTGGCTTGGGGTCCCCATCATAGACATTAACACGGGGTATAGTGTCAGGTTCAGGGCAGCCTACGGCACCACGGGTCAAGCCTTGCAGGGCAACCTGGTAGTAGAGCTGTACAGTCCATCTGCTGGCAGTCTAGGCTTGGTGTCTGTAGCCTATAACCAGTTAACAGCGGCTTACCAAGAGTTTACTGGGGTACTCATACCTACCCAAGCTACGATCCCAACAGACCTAGAGTTGAGGGTGTACGCTAGCAATAAGTTGAGCAATGGCTACTACTTCCTAATAGAAAACATAGAGACATTCCCGACTCTCCAGCCGTATATCAACACCAGCCCTAAGGGGTCCTATGCTCTCGACCCGGAGAGCTACGATCAAGAGACGGGCTATCAGGTGGTGGGGGCTGATGACGGCTACCCAGTAAGGTCCATGTTTAACCTGTTGGATGGCAGGCTCTACTACGTCAAGGAACTGGGTCTATATGCCACACAGGATGACGGGCAGAATGAGCCTAACCTTTGGCCTATAACCGAGGTGTCCTCTACGATGGGTACAGGATCAGCTCGCGGGGTAGGGGTGGGAGAGAGCTGGGCCATCATTGCTCACAAGACTGGGGTATATATCTTCTGGGGTAGTGAGCCAGTCAAGATCAGCCAAGAGATTCAGCCTGACTGGGATGCTATCAACTGGAACTATGACCACACCATCTACGTCACGGTAGACACCACTAACAAGCGTATCCATATTGGTGCCCCCCTAGGCCAGAGCACTGTACCTAATGTTGAGTTTGTCTGTGATTATGCTCAACTAGCCAACTCTGAAGGGCAGACTAGCGCACAGGATATTGCCTCCCACCCGCAAGCCTACTACTCTGTATACAACCCGACTAAGGTAGTGGCTCCTGGCAAGGCCCGCAAATGGACCCTCTGGAATATCTCCATGAACTGTGCCACTCAGGCTATCAGGAGTGATGGGTCCTACCACCTGCTCCGGGGTAATGCCACTGGGACCGGGAAGGTCTATGACCAAATACCCACTCAGTTATCTGATGACGGGGCAGCTATTGACAGCATGTATCAGACGGCATTCATGCCTCAGATAGACGATGAGCAGGCTCTACAGTTGGGTGCTCACCGTAAGCTGTTCAAGTACCTGACAGGCTATGCTGCGGGGGCTGGCAACATGCTCCGGTACATATACGGTCCCCAAGGGCAGCGGGGAGTCCAGCTAGTACCCTATCCCCTGCAATACCCGGAACAGTGGGACTTTGAGTCTAACCTGAACTGGGTAGGGGAAAGGGCCAGTTTCCTATTCGGTACCAATGCGGTAGGATCATGGTTCAAGGTAACGAAATGGATACCGACCCTTCAGCGGGAGATTGTCACGCCTATTCGGGGGACCCGTTAGGTGTAATCATTACACTTTTCTGACAGTGAGATTTCAACGTATGGTACCACTTGAGTTGACGTTCTGTTTCTTCACTGCCCTTCTTATGTGTTTTCAACTGTTCTGTGAGAATGTTGATATGATTCTCGATCCAATTGATTGTATCCATATCACCCTCTCCTCTAAGGGTGGGGGGATGGTAGCAAACATCGAAAAAGCTGTCTGTGCTGTTTTGAACACCCCACTAAAATAATTCATAGAGTGTAATGATTACATTCTGGAGCAGGGGAAAATGGCTCAAACTACGAATAGCAAGCAGGTTCTCCTCCACGTCGAGCAGATGCAGTCTATCCGCACGAATCACCCCCCTACAGCGGATGCGCTGGAGAAGATTATTGACTACATCAACAAGAACGTGGCCCCTGTTCAGGGGAACAAGGTAAGCCCTAAGTGATAGTCCGTCAGTATAAAGAGCAGGACTTTGACCGCATCAAAGAGATGCACGAGAAGTCCGGGCTGAACTACTCTCTTCCCCCTATGGATACGTTCTTCTCCCGCAGGGTTGTGGATAGTGAGGATGGGGTGGGAATGGTTAGCCTGTTGAAACTGACGGCTGAAGCCTACCTCATCTGTGACCCGAATTGGCGCACCCCGGCTTGGCGTATGAGTGCCCTACAGGGAATTGATGCTGTGTGCAATGAGGATGCTAGACAGAAAGGGGTATTAGAGGCTGTAGCCTTCATACCCCCCAGTATCGAGAAGACATTCAGGAGACGGCTGGAGAGAATGGGCTGGAATCGAAATAAACCATCTTGGCACTCCTACTGGAAGGCGGTACTATGAGCCGTTCAGCAACAAATGAAGCCAAACAAGCACAGACTACAGCAGGAACGAATGCTGCTCAGTATGGCAGTAATGCTAACTTCCTGTTCAACCCTCTAAATCTCCAAGGGCAGGCTCTTGTTAATTCTCAGGGGTTTGACCCGAATACCCTATCATCCATCACCAATGCTGGCATGGGCGGGGTCAATGCCGCCTTTGGTGGGGCTGCTGGGCAGATTAACAGGCAGGCTGCCCGTACTGGTAACACGGCGGGGACTGCTGGCCAACTGGATACCCTAGCACAGAACAAGGGTATAGCTGGGGGTCAGGAAGCCGGGAATATCCAGATACAGAATGCCGACTTTGCTAACCAGCAACGCATGTCTGGCCTAAACCTTCTCAACAGTCTCTATGGGACCAATATTGGTGCTCAGACTGCTAATGAGGGTGTACAGACTGGAGACATTAACGCACAGACTGCTGCGGGTCCTGGGTGGGTACAGAATCTTACTGGCATTCTCAGTGCGGTCAATGGTGTAGCTGGTGCGCCTAGTAAAGGATGCTGGATAGCTGCTAAACTGTGGGGGTGGTTTGACCCCCGTACTCAGTTGGTCAGGGAATGGCTCTACTCCAACTACCCGACTATTGGTTGGCTCTATTCTAAGACTGGCCGGGTACTGGCTAAGAGCAATTTGTCTGTGTCCATGCTAAAGCCTGCATTCGAGTTCATGTTGAGGAAGGCGGAATATGGCCGTTGACCTAGAAGATGATGAGCTAGAAGACCAAGAGGATAAGAAACCTAAGCCTCAACCGCAAGGGTCCCCTCAGCCTCAGTCTATTGGGACTCCCATTGCCCCCACTACGGGTGTAGCTTCTGGGGTGTCTACTGCCCCTCCCAAGTTCCAAGATGTTAGCCCCATCATCTCACAGCCCCAACAGCAGACCCCGGCTGTAGCCCCCATCATGCCGGATGCCCCCATGAACACTGGCCCTGTGGGTCAGTCTGCCATAGGGAGTCCTATTAACCCCCCTGCTGCTCCCCGGCCTGCTGGAGATAGAGCTGCGGCATTGGCTGCACAGGGTCCCCCAGAGTATCACGGGTTCAACAAGTTCCTTGACATTCTGGGCCGGGTCACAGGTCCCGGTAGGGCTATCGAGTCAATGGGTGGGTTTGGCACCCTAGGGTATAACTCCCGCTTGGATAAAGCAGAAACACAGGCTCAGGCTGAGGAGAAGCAGATTGAGGGTGGTGAGCGCGAAAGACAGGCTAATGCTAGCCTAGAGGAGACACAGGCTCGCACCGCTAAAGAGAATCAAGCCACAGAAGCCTCTAAAGCGGGTATGCAGAATGTAATGATTACACTTCCCGATGGCCGTCAAATCTCAATCCCCCAGTCTCAGTTAGGTGCTGATGTCAGAGCCTTAATAACTACCCAAGGGGCAGGCCAGCGCACTGCTGCTACCAACCAGACCCGTGAGAACATTGCGGAAGACACTAATCAGACTCGGGCAGACATTGCTGGAGCCAAGCCTCAGCCCCATGTGGTAGCCATGATGAATGGCAAACCACACATTATGGAGCGTAACCCACAGACTAAGGAGTACTCTATTGATCGTGGGGAAGCCCCCCCTAACTATGCTACCACAGCCCCACAGACCCATAATGTGGAACTGTTAGGGGATGACAATGTGATGCATAGGTTCCAGTTCAATCCTCAGACCCAGCGATTCGATAGGGATATGGGAGCTGCCCCCACTGGACAAGCCGCTCACCAGATATTCCAAGCTGGGGCTATTGAGGACTTGGCACCCAAGGTCATTGCCGACATTAACGCTCACCGTGAGATACTGGGTCAGCTCTCATCTTACTATAAGCAATGGCTTGCAGGCACCCCGGTATCGGACCCGGTAGCCTCTCAGATGATGGGGGAGCTGATGAGCTTGGCGGCTATGCAACCTGCCCTACATGCTTTCAGGTCCAGTAATGCAATGGAGTCCTTTGAGCATCTAATCGGGGGATTGGCTAAGGACCCGGACTCTACTATCGCCACTATTCAGGGGTTACTCAAGACTCCACAAGCATTTACTAATATGGCCCATAAGGGGAATACGGGAGGTGGGGGAGCTGGAGGAGGAGAGCAACACGAAGAGGGCACCATCCGTACCAATAAGCGCACTGGTGAAGTGCAGACTTGGACAAAGGGAAAATGGCAACAGACAACGCCGCCACGCCAGTAGTAGATGATGAGTGGGATGTAAAGCCTCCCCCTAAGAAGGCTGGGGGGGATGATGAGTGGAGTGTCACTCCCCCCAATGCTGCCCCTGATCCCAAGACTGGGCACGGTATGGAGAACTATGCCCTCCAGCAGTCTCATAGTCTATTCACCCCTAATCAGTGGGTAGGGACGGATGCTCACGGTCAGCCCATCTACAATAAACCCCCTAATGTGATAGACAAGGCAGCCGATGAGCATACGGCTAACCAAGTACGTCTTGGTGCTGCTGAGAATCGAGCCTCACAATCTCCTACTCCCGTGACTAGTGCGGCAATGGGTATACTCCCGGTATTGGGTATTGGGGCATCTGTAGCTGAGAAAGGGCTAGGGCCTACTCTCAGTGCTATAGCCAAACCTGTAGCTAAGACAGTAGTGGGCGCTGCTGGAGGGGCTGCTGCTGGTGGGTATGGTGGGAGACAGATTGGTGGTATGTTTGGCAAAGAGGGAGCAGAGACAGGCGGTAGGATTGGCTCTACTCTGGGAGGGTTGGCTGGAGGATTCTTTGGGGGAATGAATAGAGAGCCTGCACCTCCTCCTGAAGTGTTCCCGGTATCAGAGGGTCCAGGTCCATATACGGGACCATCCTCTGTGCCTAAACCTGAGGCTGTAGGTCCCAAGATATTCCAACCGGGTACTGGGGGGGCTGGACCCCAAGGAAGGGTAGGTAATGAGGGTAGTGCTGCCCGCTTCACTAATGAGAGTGCCTACAACTTGGCTAGGAAGGGTAGCCGCGAGGCTATTATGACCCTAGGCAGAAGGGGCATAGAGCCTCCCCCCAATAGCCGCTACATTATGGGGGATGTAGACACTGATAGGGTAGTGTACAACCCCAGAGAGGTGACTAGGTTTGACCCTACTGGTGAGGCTCTGCGGAATATGGAAGCCCCAGAAAAGGGAGGACGGTCCCGCATTATTGCCCCCGATACCGGGGTACAGGGGACCAAAGTACCTGTAGGCCCACAGAGGTTCCCCGGTGGGGAGGAGAAGCGATTCACTCCCGGTACATCCCCCACTGGCGTAGAGCGCCGTACTCAGGCTATGCAGGACTACCAGAATGCTATAGACACTACCCCTCCGGGACAGCTCACTCCCGGTGAGAAGCTAGCCCAAGACACAAAGATTGCCCAAGCCGGGAAGCCTAGTGGAATTGAAGAAGGTGATGCCCGTCGCTTTATTGCTCAAGACAGTGAGCTGTATGCTAGGTTTAGAAAGCTAGATGCCGCAGCTAATGCCGGGGATAGAGCAGCCCAAAAGGAACGGGATAGTATGCTGGTTCAGGCCATGAATGACCTTAAGAAGATTCAATAATAACACTTGACAACCTTTTCATTCTGTGCTATAATCGAATTATGAACAACAGGAGAGCTTTATGGCCCCCACAACCCCCAACTGGCCCCCCGCCGTCCTCAGGTTGGCGAAGGCTATCACCATCGCAGAGGGTAGCCGTGCTGCTTGGAACAATCCCGGCGACTTGACCTATGCCTTCGGGTTCCCCACCCTAGGAACAGCCAACAGGGATGGGGTTCTCATCTTCCAGTACCCACAGGACGGTGAGCAAGCCTTATGCCAAGAGTGTTCACTCATGCTCAATGGCCGATCCCACGTCTACAAGCTCACAGACACCCTCCAGCAAGTGGGGGTTAAGTACGCCAACGGGGACCCTAACTGGGCCAAGAATGTTGCCATGTCCCTAGGGGTCCCAGAGTCTACTACTCTCCAGCAGATAGCAGACCCGACCTCCAACCATGACAACGTGCAACAAGCCAGTTTGGAAGCGTAGTTGGATGTAATCATTACACTCTGAAAAAGGGGGAAAATGTGAATTACGTTAAACAGGCAGTTGGGTATCTCCAGTCTCACTGGGTAACAGTCCTAGCATTAAGCACAGCGGTATGGGCCTATGCTAAGCCGACTGTTCTCAACTTTGTAACCAATCACCCGCAGTACTCTTTCTGGTTTGGGCTGGTTGCAACCATAGTAACCTTCTACATCAAGTCTCCGCTTTCGGCTTCATCTGCACCAGCACTAAAATCATAAACAGGGAGAGTCCAGTATGCAATGGACGGGGGAGTCGTTCGTCTCAGCTATAGCTGTACTTGCAGGTATTTACTGGAAGTATAGGGTAGAGAAGAAACAGAGAGAAGATCAGGCTAATAAAGTGGCGCAAGCCATAGCCACTAGGGACCTAAAGGTGAATGCTTCTCTACAGGAACATCCTCTTCATTCCCACGGGGAATGTGATCAGGATGGAGACAGGATTCCCCTCACCACAGCAGGACTGCGGGTGTCCAAGATCAAGATTAACGGGAGTTGATTCTTGAGAAGGTTCTGGCTCATAGCAGTTATGGCTCTAGGGGGATGTACAGCCCATAAGCGGGTAGCTATGGTCCTAGTCCCCCGAGAGTGCATAACACGGGTAGAGTTGAGTGACCATACCCACTGCGAGCAGCAGAAGGATGGCAGCTACCTGTGCAAAGGTTTACTGCTCACATTCCGTAAGGGATGCAGTGTGGTAAAAATCAAGTAGAGGAGAATGTAATGATTACACGCATCAAGGCTGTATCAGTACTCCTAGTACTAGTGGTACTCTCGTTTCTTGCTGTTCCATCTTATGCTCAGAGTAATGTGGCGGCACCACCGACGTTCCATTTCGTTGCGGGCGGGTCTGCAATCGGGTTCAATGCTGGCAACGGGTCACAAGCTGGCAGTGTAGCCTACACGGGACTCCAGATCACCACAGATGTAGCTGTGACCTATGAACACTTCAGCATCCCGTCACTCAACGCAACAGGGAATATGGCCGTCGCCAGTTACACCCGCCCCCTTAGTGCCTTGCTTGGTAAGACGCTTGCTGGTAAGCTACTGTTCAGCAGCGATGATATCAATGTCACGTTCTCTGGTGGGGCTGGCCGTTGGTCTACCACCAAGAGTGACATAGCTGGGACTGTTGGGGCATCACTGAGTTACCCGATCCCCGGCACAAGTGCAGCCGTACAAATACTGGGGTATCAATATGTGTTCCATACCCCAGCGGGCAATGGGCTTGTTTCAAGGAACCAACAAGTTCAGAGTGGACTAATCGTCTACTTCTAGCAAGGTTCCATTCCGGTCAACTCCTCGCCGTCGCAATGGGATATGAGGCTAGGCTTACCCTCCAGGGCCTAGCCTCATTCTTTTTTTGTATTCACTATTGACAGGTTTCACCCCTTGTGATAGCCTCCTCTGTGTGAGATCCTCCACTCCCAACAAGTGTATAGAAAGAAAGCCCACCTCTCAGTCTGTCCTGTTCCTTGGTAAGTACATAAACATCAGTGTCATCTCCCTCTACACCAACATCAGCAAGTCCTACCTCTCTTACATCTTCTCCGGGCAACGTTACCCTTCAATCCGAGTAGCCAAGCTGATAGCTCTGGCTCTGGATATGAACCTGAGCTACTTTATCAATGGGCTGGACGCTATACATAAACACGCTGCCCCCCACCTCACCCGCTACCGGGAGAATCTGAGCAAGCAAAAAAGATTGGCCAAAGCTAAAATAAGTGTTGACAAGGTTTCACCGGGTGTGTAACCTCTATCCTCATGAGAAAGTGTTACGACTCCGATGATCTTATCTGTGGCAAATGCGGTCACACCCTGACCAAGCATAGTATGCGTGGAAATGACCGCACCATGCGATGCCACGAAGAGGATTGTGACTGCACAGTGATTGACCGTCGAGTGTTTACCATCAGAGAAGGCGCAACGCCATTATCGGTTGAAGTATGACTAAGATACCCAACCCGGATCAGTGTGGACTCCCTGAAAAGTTCACCTCTTGGCGCTCCAATCAGGAACACGCCATTGATGTAATGATTACATCTGAGAAGAGGTTCGTTTCCCTCTCAGCCCCTACCGGGTTTGGGAAGTCCCCGGCCTATGTAGCGTATGCTCTATTGAGCAAGAAACCTACCTGTATCGTCACTAACTCCAAGGGCCTACAGAGTCAGCTTATGGATGACTACTCGGCTTGCGGCATGGTAGACATACGGGGCCGGGGCAACTATCAATGCAACCTGCGGGATGACTATAGCTGCCAAGAAGGGTATGCTGCCCGCTGCCCATATAAGGGGACTATCAACTGCCCATCGAGTCAGGCTGAGATGAGGGCTGCCTCATCCCCTCTGGTAGTCACCAACTACGATAAGTGGATTAGCTGTAGCCATACCACGGATAGCTGGTTGAACCACTTTGACCAAGTGGTGTTGGATGAGGGCCATGATGCCCCTGATGCACTAGCGCGGGCTATGCAGTTCGTCATTACCCCTGATGATGTGGAGAAGGTACTAGAACTACCCTACCCGATGCGGCCTAGCGAGTTTGGGTCATGGAAGGGCTGGGCCTGCAATGCCAAGATCGTAGCAGAGGATAAGATGCGGGATTGGACCCAGCACCTTAACACAGAGCTGGCCCCTAAGACATCGTGGATTAAACAGTTCCTACACCTCAAGAGGCTGGTAAAGAGGCTTGCAGTCATTGCTACCGGACGGCACGATAACTGGGTAGTCGAGGAAACAGATAGAGGGTTCCAGTTCGATGCCGTCCGGTTAGGACAGTATGCAGAGGGGGTACTGTTCCTGGGGAAGCCGCGAGTTATCATCGTGAGTGCTACCCTTAGGCCCAAGACCATGCAGATGCTAGGTCTAGCCAAGGACAGGTACGACTTCCACGAGTTTGATAGCGACTTCGACTCTAGCCGATGCCCTATCTACTACATACCCACCATGCGGGTAGATGTTAAGGCCGGGAGCTTAGCGCAGCTATGGGTCAGGCTAGACCAAATCATGTCCCGCCGTGCGGATCGTAAGGGTATCATAGACCCTATCAGCTTTGCCCGCAGGGATGAAGTGTTGAGAGTTAGCCGTCATGCTGGCAGGATGATGACCAATCAGAGAGGGGAGAACATCTCCCTTGTCTTGGAGTCATTCCGTAATGCTGGCCCCGGCACTGTCCTTATCAGTCCCAGCGTTAGTACTGGGTATGACTTCCCCGGTAGGCAATGTGAGTGGCAGTTCATTTGTAAGGTTCCATTCCCGGATGGCAGAGCTAAGATACAGCAGGCAAGACAGGCTGATGACAGGGAGTATGGTCCTTATGGTGCTATGCAAACCCTAGTTCAGTTCTTTGGCCGGGGTATGAGAAGCAAGGATGACAGGTGCGAGGGGTTTATCAGCGATGACCACCTGCAATGGTTCCTGCCCCGATACAGGCACCTTGCTCCGAAGAGTTTCCACAGTCACTTTCGTATGGTCAACACGGTCCCACCACCACCGGAGGCTTTATGAGTGAGGATACCCGTTTCTGCTATGGGGTTAACTGTACGTGGTTTGGCCCTATTCAGGAAGTCAGCAATACTCAGGATCATCCATATTGGAAAGCCCAACCTAAACGAACCTCCACATTCCGCATGCCATGCTGCCCCAATTGTGGTGGGATGCTTATGGAGAATCCTACCGCTCAGGAGTTCTGGGCCGGGTCTGAGGAATGGGATAAGGCTCATCCTGGCTATCTTGATATGCTGCGATGGCAGCGTCAGCATAAACCGATTTGTTTTCGTACTATGGAAGTGCTGAAAAGCACTTACGAGAACAGAGACCGTGATCCACGATTTAGGCTAAGACACGGGTAATGGAAAGTGTAATGATTACATTTGAGAGGAGATGAAATATGAGTGATTATGACAATCTCAATCAGGCTCAGGCTGGACCCAGAACTCAGGAAGCAGGGCATGGGGTTCAGTTTGACCTATTATCCCGCTTACATAAGCGTAGGCGGGAGCTTGAGAGAGAGCTGACGAAAGTTTGCAACAGCATTGAGTTCTGTGACAAGAATAAAGCATTTGTGGAAATTGTGGAAGTTGTCTTGGCTTCCCGTGACAAGTGTGACCCACGGCCACTTGGCTTCTAGTTCCCAGTAGTAAAATTCAATAGAGGAGAACAACAGAATGGCACCAATCAAGAAAGCAGCACCCGCCTCAGGCGGGGGATTCAATTTCGGCAACATGGAAGGGTATAGTAGCGGTGGGGGTCTCCCAGAAGGGGACTACTGCTGGACTGACCTGACCCTGGAGATGTTCCAACCGACCAAGCAGGATGGCACTAAGGTAGGACCTGCTAAGTTGGCTTGCAAGATCACAATGGTTCCCTTGGGTGGTGGGGAAGCCAGAGAGCAGCACTATTCTCTGGGCACCAATGCTCACCAGTCATGGCAGCCTAACCCGGAAACTGGCAAGGGGCTAGTCCCTGTTCCTGGGGGACCCGGCACCCCGCCGAATGCTTCCACCAACTGGGCCTTCCTTGTGAAGTCCCTGTATGACAGTGGACTCCCGCAAGGTATCCTCAACGATGACCTGTCCGTTCTTGAGGGCATCCATGTTCACATGGCCAATGTCCCGGAGCCAGAAGAACGCAAAGGGTTCCAAGCCAAGACTGGGGAAGCAGGGGAGACACAGGGTCCCAAGACGATTGCCGTTGTCACTGAGATCAAGGATGACGGTAAGCCTTGGGAGGGTACTGGTGGTGTCCCTACCGAGACAGCAGCCAAGCCAAACGGGAAGGTACAGCACATAGCCAAGCCTGCATCCACGGCTACAAAGACTGCACCTACCCAATCTGTGGCTGCAAGTGATGACGATGAAACAATCGCTATCAAGGGTGTATCGACTGTCCTTATGGACCCCAAGCATTCCAATAGCATTGGAAAGCTGATGCTGCGTACCAGCACCTTCAAGACTCTGAGTGGCAGCCATTCTCCCGAGGTAGTCCAACGGGTACTCAATGCCTACTTTGGTTCAGAGGTAGCCCTTAGTTCAATCCTTGCTCCCTTGGGATATAAAGTCTCAGGGACAAACGTAGTCCCCGCGTAGAAAGGAAAGGGCGGGATGATAGCCACACCCCATGACGTACAGCTAGCCATTCCGCCCCCCTCCGTTCCTAGGGGTAAGGGTATCCATGTCTCAGGCATCATCCGGTCCATAGCCATCCACACGGGGGTACTCAAGCCTGACAGTGTGGATGAGCCTAGCATGGCAGACTCAAGGATCATCACAGACCCGGTAGCTATCCTCCGTATGACTATTGGGCTAGCGTGGGAAGAGTACTACTTGGGTGTGTTCCTCAAGGACAAAGTAACCAAACACCCCGGCGAGAAGTGTGTTGATGGCATCTACATGAGTCCCGATGGGGTTTCTAGGGAATGGCTACCCTACCCGCGTGTAATGATTACACGGGTCCATGAGGTAAAAGCCACCTACAAGAGCATCAATACTGTAGGGGATATGAGTGGCCAATGGTTGTGGCTAACCCAGATAAAAGCCTACTGCAAAGGGATGAAGACCCTCTATGCAAATCTACACGTCCTATTCTTGTGCGGGGACTACAAGATGCCGATACGCCCCCTAGTGAGGGAATGGACGTTAGAGTTTACCCAGAAAGAGATAGATGAAAACTGGGCCATGTTGAAAGAGTACAAGGAATACCGGGAGGGGTGATGTACCTCACAGATGTTTTAACCTATGAGTTGTTGAGTGATGAGTCTATAACGGAAGCTCCGATGGACTACATAAAGCAACAGGGTGAGAGAATGGGCAAGCTATGCAGGCTGGCCGTAGAGTTGGAACATACTCACCATAGCGTATTCGGTGATGCTGTCCCGTTCGCTCCCGGCTTCCTGATGTACATAGACTACCTCATCCATATTAGCACTACCGGGAGACCAAATTGAGCCTGCCTGCCAGCTTCGCACGGGATGGCTTCTTTCCCATTAACCAAGTGAGGAGCAAGCAGCGCCATATCCTCATCGGCACCGATGGGTGGAGCAACACTGGCAAGACAGAGTTTGCCCTGTCTGCCCCTGGGCCTGGTATTGTCATCTGTTTAGATCGTGGGTTCGACGGGGTATTTGATAATCCTAACCCTCCTAAGACTCGCCGGGATGACTTCGCTTTCAAGGTTATCCATATCCCCCTTGCCACTCAAGCAGCACAGCCAGAGTACCTGGAGTACTGGAGACAGTTCTATGCTGAGTATAAGAAGGCTCTGGCTAACCCGGATGCCCGCACAGTGATATTGGACGGGGACTCAGACTCCTGGGAACTACAGCGTCTAGCAGAGTTTGGGAAGCTCGAACAGGTACCAGCTATACGGTACACAGCGGTCAATGCTGCTAGGCGAGCCATGATTGCCCGCGCCTTTGACTCCGGTAAGATAGTGATTAGCACTAACAAGCTGAAGGATGAGTACGAGACTTCTGCTGAGGACAAGAATAAACAGATCAAGACTGGCAAGGCCAAGCGTCAAGGGTTTGCAGACCACGAGTACCTCTACCAGCTACACCTGAGGCACCTGCATAACCCTGAGACCAACCAGTTTGGATTGAGGATCATGCGCTGTAAGAGTGACACTACCCTACAGGGCATGGAGCTATGGGGGCCGGATTGTAACTTCCGGTCACTCATGGAAACGATATATCCGCACATACCAGCGAGGGAATGGGGCTATGCTGAATAGGCTGATGGAACAGAGTTACGTACATGTGGATGGGACAGAAGAGAGCAATAAGCTCTATGAACTGTATAAAGAGCTGAAGACCAAGGGCCATGCCCTGATGTATGCAGAGGAGACTAAGGGTAAGGTTATCATAGGGGCTACCCTCTACCACTACAAGACTTGTGTTGTATGCCAGCCGGATAGGAGCATACCATGATGAAAAGGTATGAATACATCAAATTGGAGCTTGACTTGGAAGACCTAGACCAACTGAATAGGTACTCTGAGGATGGTTGGAGAGTAGTCTGCATTGTCTGTGTGCGGGAGCTTTCAGGCTTCGCTGTAACTCTACTGGAGAGAGAACTGCCATGATCCTAGTTGACGGACGTACAGGCAGCAAAGAGCTGATCCCCTATCTACAACGTATCAGTGTGAACGTGAAGATAGAGAGAGACACCCTAGAGTATGGGGACGCCTGCTTTGAGGGTCATGGTCCTCAGGGTGGGATATGTGTGGGGATTGAGCGTAAGACTCTATCCGATATGCTCAACTGCATTGATGACGCAAGGTATGCTGCCCACCAACGGCCCGGTATGAAGGCCATGTATGGCTACAGTATTGTCATGGTTGAGGGTGTGTGGAAACCCGATTCAACCACAGGCTACCTGATGGAGTGTATCCGTACCCTTGAGTGGCGTCCATTCAGATACCGTACCCAGATGACCCGCTACTCCAAGCTGTTCAGGTTCCTTTTGACCCTGCAAGTGGCTGGCACTGGTGTAATCATTACACGGGATATGGAGCATACAGCCTACAATATCCTTGAGTGCTACCACTACTTCCAGAAACGATGGGAGGACCATACCAGTTTACTCGAAACACAGAAGCTCAACATGCCATCACTCAATGGCAGGCCATCACTGGTAAGAAGGTGGGCATCAGAGCTGGACGGCATAGGCGTTAAGCATGGGATGGAAGCTGAGAAGCTATTCCGCACACCCTATGAGCTGGCTAGCTCAGATGAGAGTGATTGGATTAAGATTGATGGGGTAGGGGCCAAACTGGCACGGTCAGTGATTAAGCAGATACATGAGACTGAGTGATGGATCGTTGCGCCCTATGTCCGGGTAAGTCCAATGTGGTGCCCCCATCGGGGCCAGAAGGAGCTGAATGTGTATTCATCGGTGAAGCCCCTGGAAAAGATGAAGATAGGGACAAAGTTCCGTTTGTTGGTAAAACTGGCCGTGAGGTTAATGAGCACTATCTACCTCTTGCCGGATGCAGACGAGCATCCGTATATTTTGATAACTCAATTCAATGCTTGCCTGATAGACCCCAGCACAGACTTGATTTATCTCGCTACAAAGACAGAGAACTACTACAATGCTGTAGCAGTCATGGCCTCCATGTACGGCTTGAATCTCTACATCCGAGAGTAATAGTCCCTATGGGAGTACTAGCCTGCTACGCCATAGACCCCGACATCAACCTAGAGCTACAGCACGGCATCCCTCTACAGACTAGTTGGGGTACAGTGTTCCCCATGTACCACCCAGCCGGGGGACTCCATGAGCCAAAGAAAATGCTCATGATCCGTAATGACTGGGTTAGGCTAGGGAAGTACCTCAAGGGTAAGCTCAGATTGCCAGTAGACCAACACCCCATAACAGACTACCAAGAGATAGGGGCAGATGAGCTATTAACGGACTACCTCGAATGTAATGATTACACTCAGCCCCTAGCTTGTGACACAGAAGTTACCCGCAAACGTGAGCCATTCTGCTTGAGCTATTCGAGATGGCCGGGAACTGGCCGATTGATACGGGCCGACGATAAGGATGCCCTAGAGGTATTCCAATGTATGCTGGACAGGTGGGAAGGACCTATCCTATTCCATAACTGGCTATTCGATTCTGGGGTAGTAGAGAAGATGGGACTCAGGTTCCCCGCCAAGAGGATAGTGGATACAATGGTGAGAGCCTACCACTTGGGCAACTTACCACAGGGACTCAAGGCACTAGCCTATAGGCTGCTAGGGATGCAGATGCAAGACTTCGATGACCTAGTGACTCCCTACTCTACTCCCCTTTGCCTTAGTTATCTGCGAGAGGCTGTCAACCATGAGTGGCCTAAGCCTGAGGAGCAGACTGTGCGTGATCCTCAAGGGCAATGGAAGCTATACAAGCCCCAGAGCATGAGCACTAAGCTCAAGAGGTTCCTAACCGATTACCAGAAGCATCCTAAGGATGTATTCCAAGCATGGGACAACTGGAAAGATGATTCGTCTCAAATTGAGACAGTGTGTGGCGAGTGGCCGGGGAAGGATATACGACATGTGCCGATGGACAAGACCATACACTATGCCTGTAGGGACGCGGACGCCACAATGAGACTGTGGCCTGTATTGCAGGGGATGACTAGGCAGGTTAGGCGTAAGCTGAGTGAGCACTGGGATGACTAGGCTCTACAATGGCGTGCGGCTACTAGGCTCTGGCCCTTCTGTGCATAACGTACAGAAGATAGATGCTGGGGCTATGCCTATGATCCTGTCTATGGCTAAGACTGGCCTACAGGTAGACCTAGACCACTTCGCCAAGATGGAGACTAACCTAGTAGAAGATATGGACCGCATCACAGAGGAAGTCCATACCCTGACTGGCCACTACATTAACCTAGACTCTGGAGACCAAGTATCAGACTTACTGTTCAAGAGACTCAAGCTAAAGCAAGCTCGATTCAAACTTACCCGGTCGGGAGATAGGGAGAGTGTCGAAGATGAAGTGCTCACGGCTATTCAACACGATCATCCAGTGGTTCCACTCATTCTTTCCTACAAAGAGTACAGCAAGCTCCTCGGAACCTATGTGGTACCTATACCTAAACTTGTCAGACGTGCTCCTAATGGTCTGCCAAGAATGTATCCAAACTTCTCAACCACCCGCGTTCCATCTGGTAGACTCAGTTGCAAGCAACCAAACCTGCTTGCTATGCCCACACGTACTAAAAGAGGTAGGGACGTGCGTAAAGGGTTCGTGGCTGCTGAAGGCTGGGTATTGGTCACGGTTGACGAATCCCAAATCGAGGTTAGACTCGCGGCCCACAGCTCGGGAGACCCGGCCCTAATACGAGTCTACTTCAATGAAGAGGATATATATTCTGACTTCGCTATCACCGCATTCAAGCTTAAGGATAGCAGATTCAGGGATGACAAGGGCTGGCACTACCCCGGTGTGGATAAGATGAACCACAGGTACCCGGCTAAGACTTGCATCCTGGCTTCCATCTATGATGTGACAGCCAAGGGCTTACTAGAGCAGATGCCCCCCGGCTATGGGTGGACTGAGGATAAGTGCCAAGACCTTATCAATGCTTTCTACATGAAGTACCCTGGCATATTGGAGGATCGCAGACGCTACCACAGGATAGCCAGAAGGCTTGGGTACACCTACGATATGTGGGGACGCATCCTGCAAGTGGCTGCTGTGCGGAGTATACACCCGTGGGTAGTGGGGGCAGCATTGCGGGAGGTAGGCAACTTCCCATATCAGTCCGGGGCACAGGGGACTATCAAGCTGACGATGGCAGCAGTATGGGATGACCTAGAACAGAGTAACATGCTGGACGTAGTACACCCGCTGCTACAGGTACATGATGAGTTGCTGTTTGAATGCCGGGAAGATGTAGCCGATGAGCTGATAGAGGTTGTGAAGTACAGGTTTGAGACTTGTGCCCCATTGAGAGTACCACTGATAGCATCTGGGGCTAAGGCACAAAACTGGGGTTCTCTGGAGAAGTGAGGAAGATGTAATGATTACATATGAGGATGGCTGGCAACCTGTCAGAGTACGTAGGACTCATGGCCCTACCTTTAGAAGCAATGAGGAAGTAGATAAGATACTTAGCTCTAT